CTTTCTATCATAAAAAAAGGGGGCTTTACAGCCCCCTTTTAATTTAATTATTTAATGATTAAACGCCTGGTGTTCCAAAGATACCTCTGAAGTCAGATACGCCAAATACGTATCTTTCTCTAGCTTTGTATCTTACGTTTCCAGTATCAAAGTCACCTTCCATAGCTGTGGAAATCGGTGTTCTTACGAACATTTTCATTCCATTAGGTACGTCAGTGATAATGAAGAATGCATCTGGATCAGTTAAGAAATTATTCACTCTATAACCTTGAGGAATCATTCCCATAGATCTGATTGCATTGATGTCATTGTCAGCTGTAGCAACTCTACCTTCAGATTTCATCAATCTTTCAGCAGTGAATTGAAGCTGAGAAGGAATAATCATTTTTACTCCTTTAGCTGCAATTTTTAGACCTCTTTCGTCTGTCATCGCAGCTATCTCTATAAGAGATGACTCCAATGAAGTTTCGTTTAAGTCCGCATCTGTTGCAAGTCTGTTTGATACAGTACCAGCGATCGTTGGGTGTGACGTACTCATTAAAGCTTCACTGTCACCTGATGTGAAAGTTGTAAATCCATTAACTAATGGGTTTACTGCTTTAACTTGTTTCGTGTTAGCCATCGATCTTGCTAATGCTTTTGTATATCTAGACGATAGTCTGTCATACAAGTTGTCCTCGATTGCTTCTTCAGTAAGTGCGAAAGCAAGAGCCACTGTTTCCATAGTGTATCTCGCAGTGTAAGTCTCTTGAGCTGAGTCAAAAGTTACAGCTGAACCTTCCGGTTTTACTTGAGCATTCGCGAAACCTGATAACATAACTTCTTCTTCAAACGCTCTGTCTGAAGTTTCAGTCGCATAGATTTCAGCATGCTGATTCTCGTAACGTTTATATTCTAGTCCGAATAGTGCATTCAGACCAGGCTCTAGTTCTTTAACTAGTTGTCCTCGTGATATTGCCATAGTTTTATACTCCTATTCTACTATTATATTCCGGCTACTGCCGCTTTGTAGAAGTGTTCATTAATCGTAACAACGAAATTAACATTTGAAGTTGTTAAATCATTGCCATCTGGATTTTTGCTCACTCCCATTACTTTTAATTGATTCGTTACGGTGCTTGTTGTCGAATCATCCAACTCCACTTTAGACACATTGTTCGCTGAGTCTCCTGCTGTGTACAAAATATTGTACAATCTGAAGACATCAGTTTGCTCTGATGCTAGTGTGTTGTCTGATTGGATTTCAAACCTTTCGTACGGATCATCTGCCACAAAACCAACTATATCTGTAGCTGCATTGTTTGCGCTAAGATGGTTAGCAAATGTGGGCTTTGATGTGCTTGAATCAGTAAAGAAACAACCATTGAATGAACCAAGTAGTACATCCCCTGCCGCTGCTACGCCGATCGTGCCGGCTGCTAGAGCTTTAACGGGATCTTGAAAGAAGATAGCACTATTGTTCGTGTTATCTGTCTTGTACTCGGACAAACCTTGATTGTCATCATTCTGACCAACTTTTCCGATTGGTTTTAAACCAAACGCGCTGTCTTTGTTTGCCATGTTTTTTTCTCCTATTTAAGACCTATTTCTAGATCAGTTGTTTATTCGTTGGTTAGTTAGAAATAACTAAATAATTATTTCTTCGTACCACCGAGAACACGAGACTGCCTGTCAATATTGATAGGCATTCTTTTATCTTGGTCCTTTAAGAGATCGTTATCAACGGCTTCCATATTATCTCGCCCTTGTTTCTCATAGTACTCCATGTACTGCTTTGCGAACTCGTTCGGTATCCTAGCCAAAACCAGGCCACCTTGACCGACCACTCCCTTGTATTTACCAGTTTCGTAAGAAGCGTAAGCCGATAGATCGATGTCTTTGTACATTGGATCATCAGCTCTTACTAATTCATATCCAGACCTTAGTCTTTTATGAATGTTCTTAGTATCATCAAATCCCAATGACGACTCTCTAAGCCATCTGTGCTTAAACCCTTCTGGTGCAGGGGGTGCATCTAATAAAGATGGTGGAGACCAAACTTTAGGTCTTTCTGTTTTAGACCTTGTCTGACTCGCACGGGAAGCTTGTTTATTATCATTTTCTGTTTTCATATGCCTATACCTCCTTCGTGATTTTTCGTTTTGATTTTGCATATTCATCAAGTGGCACACCTAATTTTTTAGCTATTGCTACCTCTGACGGCGTGAGTCTTTGGATTTTGCGACCTGTCTTTGGACTACGCGTTGCCGAAGCAACGGTCTGTGTAGGTTTACTAGTCGTTTCTTTAACAGTATTACCAAATTTGTGTGGAAATTCAAGTGATATTCTTCTGTCAATTTCCCCATAGTATTCTTCTGGGTTTCCAACAGGATCATAACCCTCTTCTTCTGTTAAAATCCTGTGTATCACACGAGCTCCTTCAGTCATAATGGGATCTTTATTGAACCATGTATTCTTAGAAGCCCACTCTTCAGCTCTAGGATCTCTAGATTGAGTAGGTTGTGTTTCTTGATTAGTTTGTGGTTGTTGTACAGGTGTTGCTTTTTTAACTGATCTGCTTTTCATTTCAGATAGTCTTGCTTCCTCATAACCTAGTTTTGAGATTTCAGCTTGTGCAACAACTTCAGCTTTCATATCGCCATCTTCCCTAGCTTTAGCTAATTTTGCTACTGCAGCTTCCATACCTGACTTAATTCTATTTTCCATTTCAGAAACATAACCTGTATCTAATTTAGATAATCTAGATTTAAGTTTTTCTTGTTCACTTAAAACTCCTTGAGCATACGTAGTAGCTTCATCTCTTTGTCTTTCAGCTTCTCGTAATTTTCTAGTAAGTTTTCCGATTCTTCTTTTTACTCCTTCAGAGTAATCGTCTAATTCTTTCTTTTGTTCTTCTTTGGGTGCTTCTTTTACTTCTTCTTTTTTCTCTTCACTTTGTTCTTGATTGTTCTCGTCAGTTCGAACATCCACATGCTCACTAGATTTCTCAGGTGTGTCATTGGACTGAACACTGTTTTCAACACTCTCATTTTCATATGTTTTATCCTCTTTCTGATCTTGTTCTTTGATTTCAATATCGGCACCAGGTCCGCTGGTATCAATATCGACTAGTTTTTCTGTTTCTGGCATAGACCTCTCCTATGTTAGTATTGATGATATATATCTTCAGGGTTTTCTATTGTGGCTAAAACTTCATCATCATTTAAAAGTCTAACCTCCCCGCCATCGATTTGTATTCTGGAACCCGCATATCTTGCGAAGATTACCCAGTCTCCTTTTTTGCACCAAGGACCTTCAGGAAATTTTTCCTTATCATAACAATTTGGTCCCATTGCTAGAACTAAACCGCAAGTCGATGCAACTTGTTGTCGTTCTAAAGTTGATTCTGTAATATGTATTCCACCTTTAGTTTTCTCTTTCATTTTGAAAGGTAAAACTAATATTCTCCAACCGGTTGGTTGAGGTAGTTTTGCTGATTCCTTTTTTTCAATTGGAACCTTTTCTTTTTTAACTCCTACTAATCCTGTCTTAGGTGTTATTATTTTTGTTTCTGGTGTTCCCGAAACTGAGGATTGTACTTTTGTCATCTTTTGCTCCTTTGTTTAGCAGGTTGGATAATTCCCCTGTTATAAATTGATACGCATGTGCTTGACCTAACATGTATTTATATTTTTCCATATTGTCAACCCCACCGCCAATCATGGCGTCGCCTATCTGTTGATATTGAGTTTTCAATATTTTTTGTAAATGTATTACTATTGTGCCTTCATCAAAATCAGCCATTGTATGCCTCCAATTGTTCTAGTTTTTCTTTTGCATGTCCTATTTTTCCTAATAATTTATCTACTTCGTGTACATGTTGTGCATGTTCTCCAATACCTACAGAATTTTCTAGATAAATATTTATTGTAGCATCAGCTTCTGCAATGTCAGCTTCATATCTAGCACGCAGTGCATTTACTATTCCTATCTTAGTCACGTTTTCCTTCCTTTCCTGATTGATTCTTTACCTTTTTTAAATATGCTAGCCACCTTTGCTTTACCCATAACTTTGGCTCTTTGTTCACCAACCGTGAGTATCTGGATCTTCCTTGCAAATGGTTTAGATATTTTTTTAACTTTTGCAACGGTCTTACGAGCGTCTGTAGGAGTTGCAAACTTAATTTTAACAGTATCTCTAGGATTCTCATCAGTATAAAGTCTCCTCCCAGAACCTTTCGGTTTCTTACCTGTTCCTGTTTTTGGATCTT